GTCCTCCTCCCGGAGACCGACCCGTCCGATCGACTCGGCGATCAGTTTCTCGGCCAGGATGAAGCACTGCCGGTAGAGTTCCTCGATCTGCGAGATCAGGGCCGCCTGGATCGAGATATTCTCGGGATGGCTCATTCGTATCCTCTCTCTTTCGGACCCCGACGGACCTCAGCTCTTCGGTGCGCCCTTCTCGCGCTGCCACTCCCGCTGGATCGAGAGCACGAGCTTCCGGAGGTAGCTCGCGACGACCTCGTCGTCCCCGGCCTTCTTGATCTCGGAGATCTTCGACGCCTCGCCCCAGGGTCCAAGCAGCGCCTCGAGTTTCGTTCCGGTGTCGACGCCGTCGAGCTGATCCAGGATCTCGTCGTCGAGGTACTCGATCGCGTCGCCGATCACGTAGCTCTCGATCCGCTTGTCGGTCTCGGACTTCTGAGGGAAGCCCTGTCGGATCTCCGAGCGGATCCCGTCCAGGACGAAGTCGACCGCGTACTTCCGGTCGTACTTCATGTCGCCTGGACGGACCGGAAACGGGATCTTGAGCTCGGACCCGTTCGGTCCGAGCATCGGGAAGACGCCGCACTTGGGCACGTTCTCTTCTCCTTTCGCTCCCTCCACCGGAACCGACGGCGGCTCGGCGGAGGGCTTCGGCCGCTCCGACAGATTCGCAGGTTCGATCGCGACCTTCTTGACGACGCCGCCGGACGTCCTGGTCTCCGAGACGACCCTCGAGCCGAGCTGACGGGGCGTGACGACCGGCTTGGTCGACTTCTGGATGTGGACGGCGATCAGACGCCCATCCTGGCCGGTCGCGAGGCCGAGGCCCTGGAGGGCGAGGTCCTCCTGGACCTTCTTCGCCGCCGCCTGTGCGGCCTCGAGCTGTATTTTTTTGAGCTGCTCGGGCGTCAGGGGCGACCCGCCGGAGGCCGCCTCCGCCTCGTTCATCTTCTTCTCGACGAAGGTCTTCGCGATCGGGGCGAACTCCTTGATTGCGAGCTTCGCGACGTCGTCCTCGCCGTCCCCTCCGCCCTCGTCGTCGCCGCCGCCGGTCAGGCGCTCGAAGGACATGTCGATCAACTTCTCCTCGAGCTGCGAGAGCCCGCGGCCCTTGTTCGGACCGCCGCCCGTGATCGCGTTCAGCTTCGCCATGCGGTCGAGGAATTTGTCGAAATCGCCCTCGCCGGACGGCGCGGGCTTCGACGAGGCGTTCTTGACGAGCTCCAGCATGTCCTTCGAGTGCTGCTGACTCTGGGTCAGCATCTTGATCGCGAGTGAGTCCTCGCCGCCGCTCGACTTCCCGCCGCCCGCGGCAAGGGCGGCGACACTCTTCGCCAGATCGGCGATCGAGTTCTGCATCGCCGCGAAGCGGTCGTCGTTCTTCTTCGCCTCGGCCTCGCGCCGCAGACGCTCGTTATCCTCGCGGAGCTTCCGGACCTCGTCGGACTCGCCGGACGGAACGACGGGGGCGGCCGGTTTCTTGTCCACGCCGTCGATCTCCTCCTCGAGACGCTTCGCCTCCGCTTCGAGCTCCTTCATCTCCTTCCGGACCCGGGCGCGCTCCAGACGCCGCTCGGCGTCGGCCCGGAGCTTCGCGAGTCCGTCCGTCTCGCGCATGGTCGGGTCGGTGCCGGTCGTGTTGACCGACGTCCGCGGATCGAACTGCTCGACCTCCGGCGGATCGTCCGGGAAGTACGGCGGCTCCTCGGGGTTCGGATGCTCGATCGTGAAGAAGCCGAGCTGGGTCGCCTCGCCGTTCGTCGTCGCCGGATGGATCGTGCACTTGTACTCCGAGCCGCCGAAGCGATCGAAGACGTCGTTCTCGATCTTCTCCCGCGTCGTCGGGCAGTCGTAGCGGTCCGGCAGCTTCGTCGCGCAGCGACGCTTCGAGCCGTCGGACATCTCGACGGACTTCGGGAAGGTACGTCGGATGACGACCATGTTCCGCCCGTCGGCGAGAAGAGCGTCGGTGTTGTCCGGGATCTCGGCGTCGTTCGACGGGGTCGCGATCGGCGTGGGCGCCGGAGAGTTGGCGATCTTCCGGGCGGCGCCGCGGACGGCCGAAGCGGTCCCCTCGATCTGGACCTTCATCTTCGCGGGCTCCTCGGCGACGGGCTCGGCGGCCTCCGACTCGGCGTGGCCGTTCGGCTCCGGCTCGGGGAGCAGATCCGTCTCGACGAGACCCTCGTCAGCGGGCTCTGGGAGCGGGGACGGCTCGGGCTTTTGCTTTCTCTGCTTCGGCATTGACGAGCTCCACGATAGTAGGGTTATTGATGAATCCCTGGAAGCCGTGTGTGTAGCACAGAACGTAGACCGACAGGCCGCCCTTGGCGGAATAGGCGTTCGCGTAGTGCTCCTCGAAGGCTTTCGTGTCGATCTGCGCGCCGCTGAGAGGGCACTTCAGGTTGACCGGGAGGGTGATCTTCTTCGGACGAGCCATTTATAATGCGCATTATTATGCGCACCGGTCCGAAAAGCAAGCATTTTCGAATTCTATTTTCAGTCACATTTTTCTCTTGACTGTATCCGAACTCGGGCTATACTCCTCCCGTGGGCACCGACAGCACCGTAGAGTCTCTGAACCTTCGCGGCCGGGGTAAAGGTCCGTCCTGCCCGCGGCGTCGGTGCCCACACACCTCCCGCTGTGCGGCGGGCGGATCGCGGGCCGCGAAGGTTCAGCGGCTCTAGGAAGGGCCCGGCCGGACGGCGGAGGAACCGTCCGGTCGGGAAGGAAGAAGGAGGAACCCGTGGTCACGAAGCCCCCCACGTCGGCCCCGCCGGTAAAAAAAGAACTCTCCCCCTGGACGTTCAGCGCCGAGCAGCTCCTCGCGCAGTTCACGCCCGGCAAGACGCCCCGCCCGCAGCAGAAGCATTTCCTGGAGCGGGCCGCCGCCGCCTTCGCCGCCGGGAAGCGCGTCGTAGTCGGCGAGCTCCCGACCGGCGCCGGGAAGACCGACGCCTGCAAGACCCTGGCGAACGCGCTCCGTTCGGTCGGCCGCGGGACCTTCATGCTGACCTCGCAGAAGATCCTCCAGGACCAGTACGCGACCGACTACCCCTCCCCCGACATCGAGACGATCAAGGGCCGCGCGAACTATCCCTGCACGCACCCGGACGCGCACCCGGACGGCCAGAACGCCGCCGACGGCGTCTGTCGCTCGAAGTCGAAGGGGATCCTGTCCGTCTGCATCGACGAGGCGGAGGCCCGGCCGATCGCGATCGCCGCAGGCGTCACGCCGCTTCAGGCCGCCGTCGGTCTGGGTCTGACGCCGTCCTGCCACCACTGCCCGTACTGGGCGCAGCTCCAGCGGACGCACGACGCGCCGATCGCACTCTTCAACTTCTCCAGCTTCCTCTTCCAGCAGCGGATCGGCCGCTTCGCGCCCCGCGCGCTCATGATCGTCGACGAGGCCCACAACACCGAATCGCAGCTCATGAACTTCGTGACCCTGGAGCTCTCGGAGTGGACGCTCTCGCTGGTCGGCGTCCGGATCGATCGCGAGATCCGGACCAAGCAGGAGTTCCTGGACTGGCTGGCCGAGACCGACCTGATCGCGATCGTCGCTCGCCGGATCAAGGACGCCTCGGCGGACGACTCCGACGATGAGCTTGATGAAGACCTCTCCGCGGCCGAGCTCGACGCCCTGAAGGAGCTCGACGGCAAGCTCGCGAACTTCCTGGCCTTCCTGGAGAAGACCGAGTGGATCCTGGAGGTCGTCCGGTACAACGACAAGCGGACCGGCGACGATCGCCGGAAGGTCGTCGCCCGGCCTCTCTACGCGAAAGACTTTGCGCAGGACCTCCTCTTCCGGCACGCCGAGCGCCTCTGCTTCATGTCCGCGACGATCCTGGACGTCGAGGTCTGGGCCCGGAACCTCGGCCTCTCGATGGACGAGGTCGAGCTCGTCCGGACGCCCTGCGACTTCCCGGTCGAGAACCGGCCGATCTACAAGGACTACGCCGGGAACATGGGCTTCAAGTACTTCACCCGCGATCAAAACCCGAAGGACCCGACCGAGCCGAAGTTCGTCCGGAAGGTCGCCGAGATCCTGGAGCGGCACAAGGGCCAGCGCGGGATCATCCACTGCCACTCCTTCTCACTAGCGAAGATCCTGTACCAGCAGATCGACGGGCCGCACGCCGACCGCCTGCTGTTTCAGGAGCACTTCGAGAACAAGGACGAGATGCTCCAGGAACACGCCCGCCGGACCGACTCCGTCATAGTCGCGCCCGCCATGCACGAGGGTCTCGACCTGAAGGGCGATCTCTCCAGATTCCAGATCATCGCGAAGATGCCCTGGCCGAACATGCAGGACCGCGTCATCAAGCAGCGGATGGATCGGGACTCGGCGTGGTACTCCTGGCTCTGCGCCCTCAAGATCGTCCAGAGCTACGGCCGGTCGGTCCGCTCGCGCGACGACTGGGCGACGACCTACCTACTCGATGCTGGCTTCGAGTCCTTCCTCTGGAAGTCCGCGAAGATGCTGCCGGACTGGTTCCACGAGGCGCTCCGGCGCGGCGCCCCGAAGGAGGTCCGCCGGTGAGCGTCGAGGTCTGGGAGAAGAGGGACACGAAGAACTGGGTCGTCCTGATCGACCCGTTCTTCGACCCCCGGAACGTCCGGCGCGGGAAGCGGCCGATCGTGACGGTCGCCTCTCAGGAGGACTGGTCCTTCGAGGTCCGCGGTCACGCCTGGGGGCGGGCCGGGGTCTCCTGGAGCTCCGTCGGCACCGTCGGAGCCGACGAGGCGGAGGCCGTCGCGCAGGCGCTCCGGATCGCCGCCGAACGGGCTCGGGTCATGGACACCGAACACGGCTTCGACAGCGGGATCGTCGTGAAAGGAGGTGCGACCCCGGACGTCACATCAGTAAGGAACAATGCGACCGAGGAGAAGGGTAGTTCTTAGGATGAAGTGGGGATAGGAAGAAGGAGGAACGTGGTGTTCGAAGACCCCGTCAAGCAGAAGAAGTACCTGAAGATCGCCCTGTTCGGGAAGGGCGGCACCGGGAAGACCCGGTTCGCACTCAGCTTCCCGAAAGTCTGCATCGTCGACTCCGAGAAGGGCTCCCAGCCGTACATCGGGAAGTACGACTTCAAGGTCAAGGTCGCGAACCGCTGGCGCCAGCTCGAACCGATCCTGGCCTGGATCCGCGCGCATCCCGGCGCTTTCGAGACGCTCGTCATCGACTCGGCGACCGTCTTCTACCTGGATCTGATCCAGGACATCGTCGACTACATCAAGAACAAACGCGGCAACGAGACGATGACCCGCGGCGACTGGGGCGTCGAGAAGCGCCGCTTCGCCGCCTTCCTGGGGATGCTCACGGAGCTGCCGATGAATGTGATTTTGTCGTTCCGTGAAAAAGACGAATACATGGAAGCGACAAGCAAGTCCGGCGAGGAGATCCTGAAGAAGACCGGCGAGTTCCTGCTCGACGCCGACAAGCAGACGGAGTACCTCTTCGATATTGCAATGAGGTGCCATACCGAGGAGAACAAGAAGGCGAAGGACTCGAAGTTCCTCGTGACCTGCACGAAGACCCGCTACGACTGGATGCCGAAGTACTCCGTCCACGACGTCACGAAGAAGCGGGCCTTCGCGGAGCTCTTCGCCCCGCACGTCGGCGAGATGCTCGACGCTCCGGACGCCCCGGTCGCCGAGCCGACCGAGCCGATCCTGATCGTCCCGGACCAGACGCCGGTCGAGAAGACCGCGGAGGCGATCCGGACGGTCGCGCAGGCGGATCCGGAGACCGTCAAGGCCGCCGCGGACGCACTAGCTGTCCCTCCCGGAACGCCGGACGATCCGATCGAGCCGGAGCCGGTCCCGCCGCCGTCGACCCCGGAGGAGTCCTGCGAGGAGCTGAAGGTCTTCTTCGGCGTCACGCCGATCCAGCCGGACCAGCCCGCCGCGTCGCTCGAGGACATCAAGGTCATGATGACCAGGGCGGGCGAGATGCGCTGGCCGGACGACGGACATAAGTGCCGGAGGCAGGGCTGCTCGGCGAACGGACACATCCATCCGTACTTCAAGGGCGCCGAGGCGAAGTCGATGATCCGGTCACTCTACGGGGTCGAGTCCTCGAAGGATCTCCGGAAGCCGCAGGTCGAATTTCTGTACGAGGAGTTCGGGAAGGTTCTGGCCGGACGAGCCTTCCTCGACCGGGACGGTCAGGAGACGGTCTATATCGCGACACCGGCGGGCACGACGGAAGAGGAGGTGAAGAAGAACGTACTGGCCTACGCAAAGTAAGGGAAGCGCGACCGGAGTGAACTGGCTCTGGTGAGGGGTGAAAATCCCGTGGTCGATTTTTCAAAGAGATGAAGGAGAAAAGTATGGGCGATCCAAAGAATCCGTTCTCGGACTTCGATGAGGACTTCCAGAAGGCGGAGGCGGCGGAATTTTCGACGCCGGGGAGAGTCCCGCCGGGGACCTACAAGTTCGTCTGCACGACCCAGGAGATCAAGAGGAAGGGCGCCGAGCCCGTCGTCGCCGACTACGAGATCTTCGTCGCGAATTCCGGCTCGAGAGGCTTCAAGCTGTTCTGCGAAATCCTCGACCCCGAGAGCGTTCCGAATCCGAAGACCGGCGAGCCGCATATCACGAAGGGTGCCGTTCTCGAACGTGTCTTCTGGGGGACGACGGACAATCTGATCTACATGAAGCGCGACCTCGGCACCATTCTCGGTCGGGCGATCCGACCGGAGGAGAAACTGAGCGAGCTTCTCGTCAACACGCCCTGGGCCGGACGGACCTTCGAAGGCGCCGTCCAGGACGAGGAGTATCCGCCGGGCTCTCACAGGATCCGCAGCCGGATCGCCTTCATCAACCCCTGGTCTCCGCCCGCCGAAGAAGGACCGAATCCGCACGGCGCCGCAGCGACGACGAAGGAAGTCGCGAAGACCGAGACGAAGAAGGCGGACCCGAAGCCGGAGCAGAAGGCCGCGACGAAGACCGCGACGCCCGGGAAAGGCGCCACTCAGCCCGCGAAGTCCGGGGGCGCGACGGACTCCTGGTAGCGAAGTTCCTCCAAGCGGGACGACGGCCCGTGACCCCGTCGTCCCTTGCTTCTCTGCTGTCGCGAGGGTTCCTCCCCTCGCGGCAGCGCTAGAGGCAACCGACTTAATGGGCAAAGGGTTCGGGGAACGGTAGCGCGGGTTGAGAGGGGTCCGAATGTCGGACACGGCACCGGGGACGGCCTCCCCGGAGTACATACTCGCCGCAGCGAGAGCGTACCTCGCTTCCGGTCTGTCCATCGTTCCGGTCCTAGCGAACGGCTCGAAGGCGCCCGCCGTCGCTTGGAAGGCGTACGAGAAGCGTCGACCGATCGACTTCGAACTGCACAAGTGGTTCTCCGTAGATCGGCCGATCGGCATCGCGATCATCGGCGGTGTCGTCTCCGGCGGCCTCGAGATCATCGACTTCGACGATCCGTCTCTGGTCGTCCCGTGGATCGACGCCGTCCGGGCTGTCCGGCCGGGCCTCGTCGAGAGGCTGCCTCGGATCGCGACGCCGAAGGGCGGCGCGCACTTCTACTTCCGCGCACCGGCCGTCGAGCACAACCAGAAGCTCGCCGTCGCCGAGGACAAGCACGTTCTGATCGAGACGCGCGGCGAGGGCGGCTACGTGCTGGCGCCACCGAGCCATCCGAAATGCCACCCACTCGAGAAGGCGTACGTCCACGCCGACGGGCCGTTCCTGACCGAGATCCCGACGCTGACCGCCGAGGAGCGGACGACGCTGCTCGAGACGGCCCGTTCGTTCAATCGGGCGCCGAAGAAGATCATCGGTCCCGGCGAGAAGGGGAATCCCGACAAGACCGGCGAGACGGCTCCCGGGGACGACTTCAACGCCCGCGCGACCTGGGAGGCCGTTCTCGAACCGTACGGCTGGCGGAAGGCGAAGATCGACGGACCGATCGTCTACTGGCGTCGGCCCGGCAAGACGGACGACGGACACTCCGCCTCGGTCGGCTTCTGCGGCGATAACCTGCACGTCTTCTCATCGAACGCCGCGCCGTTCGAACCGGACGCGACCTACTCGAAGTGGGCCGCGATCACGTTCCTGAAGTACGGCGGAGACTTCAAGAAGTCGGCGAAGGAGCTTCTCGAACAGGGGTTCGGACAGAAGACGAAGCGTCGGAAGGACGATCCGGAGGAGACCGTCACCGACGTCGACACCGCAAACCAGTTCGTCTCGCACTTCGGCAAAGACTTCGTCTTCTGCGACCCTTGGAGAAAGTGGGTCGTCTGGGACGGAAGGCGTTGGGTTCCGGACAGGGTCGGCGCCGCTTTCGGTCGGTCGGTCGAGATCGCCGTCAACGCCGGAGAGAGACGTCAGAAGTCCGAACGGATCTCCGCGACACTGCGCGTCGCCCAACACATGCGGGCCGTCGAGCCGGAGCAGTTCGACGGAGATCCTTGGATGCTGAACTGCCTGAACGGCACGTTGAATCTGAAAGACGGGACATTCGGAGAACATCTTCGAGAGAATCTCCTGACGAAGGTCTGTCCGACGACGTACGATCCGGCCGCGAAGGCGCCGCGCTGGGAGTCGTTCCTGCGCGAGATCATGAACGACAACGACGTTCTGGTCGGCTACCTCCAGCGGCTCGCCGGATACTCTCTGACCGGCATCGTCCGCGAACATATCCTTCCGATCGCCTACGGAAAGGGCGCGAACGGAAAGTCGACCTTCCTCGGTGCGCTCCGGAACGTCATCGGTCCGGACTACGCCGCCGAGGCAGCTCCGGATCTCGTCATGACGAGGAGCAGCGTCCCGCATCCGACCGAACGGGCCGATCTCGCCGGAAAAAGATTCGTCACGACGATCGAGGTCGAGGACGGACGACGTCTGGCGGAGAACTTCGTCAAGCAGCTCACGGGCGGCGACGAGCTGAAGGTCCGCCGGATGCGTGAGGACTTCTGGACGCTCCGTCCCACCTGGAAGATCTTCATGGCGACCAACAACAAGCCGGAGATCAAAGGAATGGACTTCGGCATCTGGCGCCGGGTCCGCCTGATCCCGTTCTCCGTCGTCATCGGTCCGGACCGGATCGACTACACGCTGATGGACAAACTGATGGCCGAGCGTGAGGGGATTCTCGCTTGGGCGGTCGAGGGCGCCCGGCGTTGGCGCGAGGGCGGTCTGGCCGATCCGCCGGAGGTTCTCTCGGCGACGGCGGAGTACCGCTCCGACGCCGACGTCGTCGGACGCTTCTTCTCCGACTGCTGCGTTCTGATGCCGCAGCTCCGAGCGAAGGCGTCCGACCTGTACGACGCCTTCGTCGACTGGCATCGCCGGGAGATGGGTCACGAGGAGCCGATGTCCGGGACGGCGTTCGGACGGAGGCTGGCGGACCTCGGGTACAACGTCGAGAAGGCCGGTGGGCACAAATGGCGGCTCGGAGTCGGACTCTCGGAGACGCACGTCCGGATTTCCAGGGAGAATCAGTTCTGATTTAAAGGACAGTTGCGGTGCGAAAACTTGAAAATTTCGTCAATTTTGCGGTTTTTAGGACAGTTGGACAGAATTCCCGATTCATCACCTTCACGCGCGCGCGTGCGCGCGCGCGAGAGCGTGGAATGAAAAAACTGTCCAACTGTCCTAACTGTCCTTTAAACGAGTTATGAGAGACCCCCGACGTCTGACCTCGGAGTTCCGTACGGCGATCGACGCCCACGTCGCCGCCGCCGAACCGGTCCGTCTCGACCGACCGGAGTCCGATCGGCTCCTGGCGCTTTCTCTGGCGGATCTTCGTCTCCGATCCCGCTCACCTCTCGAGGCTCTGTTCGGGGTCCGCCTGATCGAGGCGCTCTCCCGGAGACGGACCGTCGGCTGGGATCCTCGCGACTCCTCCGGACGTCCGGAGGAGACCGCCCTAGTTAAAGTCTCCGACGACGTCAGGAAGGTCGTTCTCTGCTGTAACTTCCGACTCGACCGGTACACCTTCGACTTCTGGCTCCGGTCGGAGGAACCGAAGTCCGGTTCGATCGTCCAGCGCACCGTCCTGGTCGAGTGCGACGGTGCCGCTTGGCACTGGGGTCGGCAGATCGATGTGGACCGGCGGAAGGACGAGCTGGCGGCGGAATTCGACTGGTGCCTCTTCCGGATTCCGTCATCGAAAATTTTCGCCGGTCCGGTCAAGTGCGCCGAGGAGGTCGTCGAGTACCTGCTCGACGGGAGTTTCCGTGTCGGCGGTCTGATCGTCAGTCGGTCGGAATTCGAGAATCTCTGTTCGGAGACCTGATATGTCGACGATCCAGGAGACGATCGCCGCTCGGAAGCGGGCGATGATCCCGCCGCGTCTCGCGAAAGGCGCCGCCGTCTTAGGTCGGTTGTGGCGCGAGAACGTCCGCTGTCTTGGTCAGTGGTCCGGCGTCTGTCCCTGCCCGGCGCCGAACGACTTCTGCATCTCGAAGCGGAAGTGGCTCGGCCTCGTGCGGGAGCTGCACGGCGGGAAGTACCCGCACGAGCTCGCCGGTCACGAGGGCTTCCTGGTTCTCGAGTGCATGGACGCGGCGGCCTTCGAGGCGTCCGGCCTGACGATCCTGAAGACCGTCCCGGGTGCTCGGGCACCGATCCGGGTCGGTCGGAACGGGACCTGCCTCCAGACGATCCTCGACCTCGCGGCGCTCGAGGGGACGCCGGAGTACGCCGGGGCCGTCGAGGCGGTCGTCCGGATCCAGGAGGTCGGCCTGTGATGCCATCCGATCGTTTCCGGAAGCTCGTTCGATCGTCGACGGATTCCTGGCTGGCCGAGCAGATCTCGACGACGACACGGCTGATCCACGAGTCGGAGCAGCTCCTTCGTGGGCAGCGCTGGTACGAATCGACGGAGCTCCGTCGGGCCGTCGCGGACGCCAAATGGGAGCTTCGCGTTCTTCGCGAGGAGCTCGATCGGAGAAAGGCGAGTGCTCTATGACCGACGAATTCTGGATCCAGACGATCCGTTCGGCGCCGAGCAACTGGCTCGTCGACCGTGTCGAGTCCGGTCGGGAATTCCTGCGGGAGGCTGAGATCCTCATGCCGCAGATTCTTCCGGAGCCCTTCAGTTTGAAGCAGATGGTCCGGATCGTCGAGAGCGACGTGCAACTCATGTCGGACGAGCTGGTGAGGAGAAAAGTGAGACCATGACCGACGTGAATCCCTTCGACGACGTCGACCGCGCGATCGGCGCGCTGGTCTCGAAGCAACTCGAGCTGGTGAAGGAGCTCGACCACATGGACGTCGACGTGACCTCGTGGGAGGCGGAGTTCATCGACAGCGTCCTTCGGCAACTGGAGGCGAAGACTCCGCTGACGCCGAAGCAACTCGCCGTCGTGCAGAGGATGGTTGAGACCTACGAGCTCGAAACAGACTACGACTTTTGAAAGTGACCGTGTACACGGAGGCTTCCATGGCGAGACCGAAGCAGCGGGATCTCTTCGGGGCGGTCCGCGAGACGCCCCGGGGTTGGACGGAGCTCGACCGGGTCCGGCGCCGGTACGCCGTCCTGGAGCGGAAGGTCTCCACCGGGGACTTCACCTCGGCGGAGATGGAGGAGTTCGGGACACTGCGGGCGCAGATTGCCCTTCGAGAGACAGAAGCGAGGGAGAAATGGGCGAAGTCCTTCGGGAGCTAGAGCGATCGGCCTCGTTCCGTGAGCTGATCCGGACGAAGGAGCCGACCTGCTTCCTCTGCTCGTACATCCGTCGGGACCTCGAGCAGAACGGGAAGCTGACCGGCTGGCCGCTCGACTTCTTCAACAAGGCGGACTTCCCGGTCGACGCGAAGCTGATTCATTGTCTCCTCGAACTGAACGTCGAGCCTCCCGCCGAGGAGCCGGAGGACATCGACGCACTCGCGTCGGTCGTCGCGAGCGCGCTCGAGGAAGAAAGGAGCTGGTGATGTCGTTCAAGTGCGCACTCTGCGAGCTGGACATCCAGGTCGGCGAGCCGATGCTCTCCGACGAGCGTATGAACCTTGCTCACGAGTCCTGCGTCCGTCGGAAGCAGAACGACCCCGGCAGCTCCGTCGTCGTGGTCTCCTCTCCATCTCCCCCGAGCACCCTCACCCTCACCTCCCCGGACGCCTGCGTCCCGTCCGCCAGACCGCCGGTCTGCGTCGAGTGCGACGGACCCGCGATCTCGATGTGCCCGGTGTGCCTCCGCCGCGTCCACCAGAACTACGGCTACGACGGCAAGAAGCCGTGCAGCCTGATCCACGAGGCGAAGTGCCCCGGCGCCCGGGAGGCCCGGGATCCGAAGCTCAAGTTAAATTGGATCGTGAACGTCGGCACCGCCGTCATCGCCATTGAACCCGGGACTATCCACGGAAACGGGAAGCACGTCGCTCCGAAGAAGGCGAAGAAGAAGCGGGGACGTCGATGATCGTCGTCACGTTCAAGGGATCCCCCTCGCCGCTCTTCGGTCGCATCAAGGGAGTCACGGTCGGTCCGCACGTCCCCGGGCCGTCCGTCTGCGCCGCGCTCGTCGACGCGGCCGAGCGCTTCACGATCGAGAAGGACTGCTTCCTGTTCGTCGCGTCGGGCGGCCAGATCAACTCGGCGCGCGTCTGGCCGGTCCTGCGCGAGACCTGGGACGTCGCGGCCTTCGTCGACCGCATCGGCGCCCCACCGAAGAGGCCGGGGGTCTTCTCCGGGATCGGCCGGATCTCGCTCGACACGCTCCTGATTCGTCCGACGGCGGCCGGGCGGCGGCTCCTGGCACGCTGGGCGGAGCGGAACGCGGTCCGGCCCGGGAACGAGACTGTCGAGCTCGCGATCGCGCTCGTGGAGACCGGGACGACCTTTCTGCAACTCCCGAGGACCTGGGTCTGGCGCGAGCACGAGATGCGTGCGATGGACTCGATGGCCGAGGCTGTTGTGGAATTTAAGGCGTCAGGCGAGACTTCGACCGCGGTTCCGGCGCCGAAGATCTCGGACCTGACGAGCACGGCGGTAGCTCCGAAGCCGGTCGAGCCGAAGACGTTTCCGCCGGGAGTTTTGTGGGTGGGACATCTGTACCAGTATACCGGCTACGGAAAGGCCAACCGTGAAATCCTCTTCCGGCTGGCGAACTCGATGTCGGTCCGGATCGACGACTCCCACAAGGAGCCGGTGTACGTTAAGGAAGACCTCCGGACCCGTCTCAACGTCCACAAGAACATCCTCATCTCTCCGAAGGCGCCGCTCCTGCGGATGATGGGACCGGACCACGTCTCCCGGGGAGACCGGCACCGGATCGTCTGGACGATGCAGGAGACCTCGGTCCGTGTACACGAGGACATGGTGAAGCGCGCGAACGCGAACTTCGACGAGCTCTGGACGCCGTCGTCCTGGAACGCGGAGGTCTTCCGGGACTCCGGCGTCCGCCTGCCGATGCGGGTCATGCCACTTGGCGTCGATCCGACGATCTTCCGGCCGCTCGGACGCCGGACGCTCCTGCCCTGCCGCCTGATCTCGACGGCCCGGCGCGGGCGGGTCGGGGTCCCGGACGGCTTCGTCTTCCTGACGATCGGTCTGCCGGGCTTCCGGAAGGGTTGGGACGTTATCGCCGACGCCGCCGAGCTCGCTTTCCGAGGAAAGCGGAACGTCCACCTCGTCATCGGCCTGACGCACTCGCCGCCCGCCTGGAACGCGAAGATCTACAAACAGTTCGCGAACTACAACGTTCCGATCTGGACGCTCGAGGGCTCCTTCGACGAGCATGAGATGGCGAAGATCTACTGCGGCGCGAACGCCTACGTCTCGGCCTCGCGCGGCGAGGGCTTCAATCTGCCCGCGGCCGAGGCCGCAGCCTGCGGCCTGCCGGTGATCGTGCCGGACAACACCTGCCACACGGAGATCTTCGGTCCGGAGGCGCTCCTCTTTAAGCCGGACGGCGTGAAGAAGTATCCGGAGGGCGACTGGATCTCCGACTGGTACAAGGATCAGCTCTTCTCGAGGTTCGGGGTCCGGTCGATCAGGAAGCTTGCTGTTTTGATGAGCGACGCCGTCGGAGCTCGCGGTCTGAAGATTAACGAGCTTCGCGAGAAGATTGTGACGAAGTACACCTGGGACGTCGCGGCACGTCGGGCCGCGGAGAGACTTCTCGAGGTGCAGTCGTGAGGATCATGACGTTCAATCGGGATCGTGCGGAGAACCTCGGGGATCTTCTCCAGGTCGCTGCGCTTTCCCGTCTTCTGGGGCCGTCGCGAGCCGTCTTCCGGGACGAGGCGAATCCGTACTGGGATGACTACGGTCCCTGCGTCGCCGCCGGGATGCTCTTCGCGCCGTTCGATCAGGACGCCTCGCGGATCCTTTTCGCCGGAATCAACTACCCGGCGCATCTTATGGACGGCCGGACGAAGGACTGGCTCGGACGGAGTCCTTGGCCGATCGGCCTGCGGGACCCCGTCTCCCACCAGAGATTCGCCGAGCGCGGCTGGAAGTGCGAGCTGATCGGCTGTCCGACCCTGACGCTGCCGCGATACGACGGCCCGAGATCCGGCGAGATCTTCGTCGACGTCCCCGGACGCGCCGGAGGGACGCACAACGTCCCAGCGGCGCCGTTCGCCGACAAGTGGAGACTTGCCGTCGAGGCGCTCGACCGCTACGCCCGCGCGGCCCTCGTGACGACGACCCGGATGCACGTCGCGCTCCCGTGTGCCGCGATGGGCACGCCGGTCTCCTACGTCGGTCCGGACGACGACCGGACAAGCCTCCTCCGGGAGCTCGGCGTCCGCTACGGCCAGCCGTCGCTCCCGGACGTCTCGCGATTCCGGGACCGTTTCCTCTCGTTCCTCGAGAGGAGCCTCCGGGTCAAGCTGACTCTCGGCGACTTCACGCCCCCGTCGCTGCCGACTTCGAAGGAGATGCGGTTCGAGGCGGGCGGCGGCCTCGGAGACGTTTTCATGTACCTCTACTCGACGAGCGTCTACGAGCGTCTGGAGACGCTCGGTCCGGATCGTCGGGCGACGCTCTTCCTGAACTCCCACAATCCGTTCGCGAGGGAACTCTTCGAGTGGCACCCCCGGCGAGAGTTCCTTCGGATCCACGACGAGACGCCCTGGATCGCCTCGTCGGACCCGCAGGAGCGCCGCCGCCGCGGACACCCGACGTCCGACCAGATCTTCCATCCGCCGGGGTTCCCGAGCTGCAAGCCGAAGCCCCTCCGGTTCTACCCGTCCCCCGGGGACCTCGAGATTCTGGAGCGCTTCCTGCCGGTCCGGCCGTTCCTGCTGGCGGCGATCTCGGCCAGCTCGTTCGAGCGGAATCTTCCGGAGGAGCTCTACAGGACCGCCTTCGAGATCTGCCGGAAGCGCGGTGTTCCCGTTGTTTTGGTCGGCCGCTCCTACGGCGCGGACCGGCCGCACCGGGAGATCGTGCTCGACCTGCCCGGCGTGACCTGCCTTGTCGATCGTCTGACGGTCCCGGGAGTCGCGCGTCTCGTCCAGCTCTGCTCGGGGATGCTCACCTCGCACTCGGCGATGAACATCGTCGGCTGGTACGAGGGGACGCCGCAGTTCCTCTGCTACCCGGAGTCGACCCGGATCGCCCACTTCGTCCAGCCGAACCCGTGGGCCTTCGGGAGAGACTTTCCGGGGACCGACCACATGCTCTTCTCGGCGTACACGCCGGAGCGTTTCGAACGCTGGCTGGGGAGGTTCTTTCCATGACGGGGCTTCTCGTCGCGATTCCGACGCTGACGCGGGTCGACCTCCTCGTCCGGAACAGGTCGTTCCTGGAGGCGATCCGTCCTCCGGACCGTGCCCTCGTCCTGGACAACGGGCGCCAGGAGATCCCGATCGCCGTCCCCGTCGAGCGTCCGCCGCGGAACCTCGGTGTCTCCGGCTCCTGGAATCTCTTCCTGCGTCGCGCCTTCGTCGAGGGCGAGTTCGGCGGACTCGTGATCCTCCAGGACGACATCATCTGGTCGACCGAGCGTCTGGAGGCCGCTCGACAGCTCCTAGCGAGTCGCTCCGACGTCGATCTTTTCCTGTCGTACCTCCAGTTCTCGGTCCAGGTCCACCGACGCGGGAACGAGACGGCGATCGGCTTCTACGACGAACGGTACTTCCCGGCTTATGTGGAGGATGACGATTACGCTCTGACGATGATCTCGAAGGGGAAGATCTACGAGCGATTCAGCGAACTCGATCCTCTCCCCGGAAGCATCACTGGCGGAACGAAGGCGGAGGCGAAGAAGAGGTGCTCCTGGGAGGAACAGCACCGGAAACTGGTCGCGAAGTGGGGGAGATCCTTTGGGATCAATATCCCTGGGAAGCCCTGGTACCGGACGAATCGCGGATTCAGTTTTTGACTTGACATATACCGTGTATTGGGTACCATTCTAAGGCATGAAGAACGACGGACCGAAGACGGTGACGATGTACGAGCTGTTCTGCTTCCGATGCGGGGGCACCTGGATCTCGAAGACGCCGAAGCCGACCAGATGCGGGAAGGTCTCGTGTCGGTCCCCTTACTGGAATCGTCCCCGGAAGAACAAACGAGGAGGTGTTCGGTGAAGACGATCGTGTCCTTCTTCCTGGCCTCATTCCTTCTCCAGAGCTACGACGAGACCGTCCAGAAGCTCGCCGAGGATCTGGCGAAGGCGGAGACCGCCTCCGGGAAGGTCGGCGTCGGCGACGAGTACGTCAAGCTGCTCAGGAAGTATCCGAAGAAGCGGCAGGACCTTCTCGACGCCGCCAGCGACGCCTACGGGAAGGCGTGGCCGGACCTCGATCCGGTCTGGAGGATGAAGCTGCGGGAGCGCCTCCTGAAGCTCTACGTCCCGGTCGTCCCCGGACATGGGGGTAGTATTCCGGAAGGCTGGAGCGGCCCGGTCGACGGCACGCACAAAGTCTGCCTGCTGAACGACCGTGTCCACTCCGGCGGGACGGCGGCGAAGCTCGTCCCCGGCGCGAAGGCTAGGAACGCGCGGCTCCTCTACACGCCGGAAGTCAAGGGCGCCGGAAAGAAGATCGAGTTCTCCGTCTGGGTCCTCTCGGACGGGACGACCGGCGAGGGGGAGGGGGACACGGTTCGATTCTGGTACGACGGGACGCTGTCATCGAAGAAGATCCCGGTCGACACGCCGGTCTGGACGAAGCTCTCCTTCGAGGTGACGACGATCGCGGGGTCTACGGACAAAGTCGCCATCGAAATCGTCGTCCGGTCAAGGGAGGGGTTCGTCTACGTCGACGACCTCTCGATCAAGATCGACGGGAAGGAACTGCTGCCTCAAGGCGGGTTCGAGAAGTGAAGAAAATCGACCGTCTCATGCGCGATATCGAGTATTACAGTTTCCAATTCCGGAACTGTGGAAACGCGCTTGTTGAGATCGCTGAGGAGCAGAGCAAGCTCCGAAAGTCCGGGATCAAGGATCCATATCTTTCGGCGCTGTTAAAAAGCGCGATGCAGTCCTATTCGATCGTAGCGATCTCAACGGTCGAAACAGGACAGGAAGTGCTTGCGATGATTCCGCCAGCCGGAGAAGCCGTCGGGAATCCGTACGAGCTCGATCTCAGAAAGTTCGAGCACATGTTCCAGATGGCCCGGCAAAATGCAATGACTGCGGAGCATCAGGTTCGACGTCTTTCCAGAACGAAAGGGGAGCCGTACAGGAGAGCCGTGCGAGTTCACAAGGCGCTCGTCCGTCAGGCAAAGGACGCAGCGTACGCTGTTCTGATTGTTGCGGATCGCCTCGGAAAGCGTACGCGCGACTGGGAAGAGAAGCTCGGAATAGGAGACTGGCTGTGAGTGCCCTCATAATTCCCCTGACGTGCCGGTGCGGTCGTCGACTCCGTCGGTTCCAGAAGAGTCGAGAGAAGAAGTACGGACGCGGTCGTCCGGTAATGGTCCTGTACTGTCCGAGCTGTAACGTTCTTAAATCAAAGAGAGGGTAGGTATGGACGAATCGACCGTCAAGACCCCGACCCCGCAGGAGATCGAACTTGAGCTTCTCCAGAGACGGTTCGAGGGTCGCCTAGCGGAGCTTACGCAGGACCTCCGCTCCGCCAGGAGCCTCGTGAGCGAGAAGAACTCCCAGATCGTGCGCCTTGAGGCCGAGAACCTCCGCCTGAAGATGACCCGGACCGACCGAGAGCTCTCGACGCAGATCGACGGCCTCCGGACCGAGGTCGGCAAGAAGGACCGGGAGCTGGTCGAGCTCCGGCGCCAGATCGAGAAGTTCGTCGAGAACGAGAAGGTTATCCTGCACCGGGCCGCTGTCGCCGACCAGAAGGTCGCGACCGTTCAGAACACCCTCGTCACGATGCAGCGTTCCCGGGATGCCGCGCAGGCCGAGACCGAGAAGCACGATCGCGCCCGCGCCGAGGCCGTCACGCAGATGATCGCCGCGGCCGACCGCGCACGCCGTGCCGAGGAGCGCCTCGCTGAGCTCGAGAAGAAGACGACCGTCCGGAAGAAGTGACCGTCGACCGGAAGAAGGGACGAGGAAGAGAGGGTCCGTGACGAAGAAGGAGTTTCTGGTCCGCTGGGCGAAGCGGGCCACCGCGGGCGGCGCCGTCGAGTCGTTCGAGACCGACGTCGAGAAGCTTGCCCGGACGCTGGTCCGCCTCTCGACCTCGGCGGTCGTCAACGGCCTCCTGGCGGGCGCCGAGAAGCTGCCGAAGAAGGAGCGGGAGGTCTTCCGGCGGATGATCGCGACGGTCTCGCCCGCCGTCGAGCAGGCGCTCGCGAAGCTGTACGAGTAGGAACGAAGGGAAGAAGGAGAGGGTATGCACCGAGTCACTCCGGAAGTTTATCTCGTCGGGGAGTCCGGTCTCAACGAGCGGGAGATCGAGCGCTTCCTGCGGGAGACGTACGCCGAGGTCGGCAACAACTGGTTCGACAAGAACATCGACGCGCCGGACCGGCCGTCGGACTCCGAGCTCCTGACCGAGATCATGGGTCGCCTCTGCTACCGGTCCTTCGGGGTCGGCGAGCACAACAAGAACATCACGAAGATCCGGGAGGGCAACCGGGAGTACATCGAGAACATCCTGAAGTCGAAGCACGGCTCCGTCGTCGAGCACGGCTCGACGCACTGGATTCTGCGGGACGTCTCCCGCGTCTTCACGCACGAGCTCGTCCGGCACCGGGCCGGACTCTCGCCCTCCCAGGAGTCCCTCCGGTACGTCCGGATGGACGACTTCGGCCTCTGGATCCCGAAGGACCCGGAGATCACGCCGGAGATCGAGAAGATGTGCGAGCTGAAGTTCCTCGAAGACGAGAACTTCTGCTCGAAGCTCGCCGCGAAGCTCGGTCTCGACGAGCCCGGACGGAGCTTCGAGTACAAGAAGAAGTGGACGTCGTTCATCCGTCGCTTCGCCCCGCAGGGGATGTCGACGACGATCGGGATCACGATCAACTTCCGGGCGATGCGGCACGTCCTGGAGATGCGGACCGCGGCGGGGGCCGAGGTCGAGATCCGGTACGTCTTCGACAGGATCGCGAATGCCGCAACTGCGAACTGGCCCGCGCTGTTCCAGGATTTCGGCCGAAACGAGAAGGGGGAATGGGTGCCGAAGCACTCGAAGGTATGAGCGCACCGAAGGAGGCTGTCAATCACCCTTCGCACTACGGCGGGGACGTCCCGCACGAGGTCTGGAAGTGCCTTCAGGCGTGGGGCCTGACGGCGGACGCCTACCGCTGGAACGCCGCGAAGTACATCGCTCGGGCCGGACTGAAGGATCCGACGAAGATCGTCGAGGACCTCGAGAAGGCCCGCTGGTACTTGGATCGCGCGATCGAGACGGAGAAGGAGAGACGGAATGCCAAAGCCTGACGAGAAGATCGCCGAGGTCGGCCCGTTCACGATCTTCCGGAAGTCCGACGCGCCGAGCCAGTACGAGATCGTCGGTCCGGCCGTCGACCACTCGCCGCTGTCCTACACGATGATCCGGACGACGCTCCAGATCGTCGAGCGGATCGCCGGAGTCGTCCAGGAGGACGTCCGGAAGCAGGAGAATAAGTAGGCGTGTACACGGAGACTTTATGAATCAGATCTATATCGTGACTTTCGCGTGGAGCCTCGCCTTTGCCTGCTTCACTGTCTACTGGCTCTTCCGCTGCAAGCACGACTGGGAGCCGGTCGTCGAACGCGAGCTCCCGGCGGTCGCCGAGATCATCGACAAGGCCGAAGTCAACCGCTGGGGAAGCGCCATCCTGACCTACAAGGCGGGACGGCGGAAGTTCTTCGCGATCGTCTCCTGTAAGAAGTGTGGAGCGATTAAAGAATTCAAGACTCTCAGCGGCCAGGATCCGGAGGTGGGCGAGTGATCGAATGGATTATCAGTCGGAGTTTGTCAAAGTCGGACCTGAAGAAAGGCGGCGCCGGGTTGGTCTACCACATCCAAGCGCGGACGGCCGATCAGCTCTGCTCATTCGCAACGTTGGCGAGCGAGAACGCTCCGCTACACCGTGGGAAGGGGGCGGACGGAAAGACGGACGTCTTCACCTGTATGAGCGACCAGGGACACACGACAATGAACGTCGTCGGCAAGATCCGGTATGACGGAACGTGGCCGAAGGCATAGAAGAATTGAAGAATGCCAATATGGAAGGGTTCACTACCCTCTCTCCTCGAGGCCGACTCACGTTTCCCCCGAGTCGGTCTAATGAGAGAGGGTCGTGATCGATTGCTATGGCAAAAACGAAAAAGAAACCTGATCTGATTGAGGAAATCCTCAAAGTCTCGGAGGAGTGTGTCATGAAGCTCAATTCCCCATGCCGCTGTCGGGCTAAGGTGCGGCGGATTCTGAAGCGCATCGGTGTGAAGGTTTGATTGCTATGGCGAAGAGCGATCTCGAAAGGTCGATGGCGAAAGTGGCTAAGGGTGGGGGCTCTACGCCTCTTCTCAATCGGCCCCGCCGGTCACGCTCTCACCTCGTAAAGATGCTACTCAAAACCTTACTTGATTCACGGGAGCGCGTTTGAACGCTATGACGAAGCTGAAAGTCCGCGTCTACCACAGCTACTACGGTTGCGAAACCGGGTGCTGCGGCCACATCGTTGAGGTCGAAGGCAAGGGCGAAAAGTTCGAGTTCGGGTGCGCCTACACCGAGAAGACAGACGAGGGGCGGCGGAAGTGGGCGCGGGAGTTGGCCGAGCAGGTCATCGCGGAACAGTGGCCCGAATGTCTCCCCAGCATCGACTGGGATTCGATGGACGCGACCGAAGTTTCAGGGGACTAGAAGAGCTATATGGCGAAAACAGTTTTCTGGCGCGACCTCGACCCGCAGGAGTTGAAGCGGATCGTCGCTTGGTCGAAGCAGCTTCGCGTTTGGCGCGGCTGGCGGTGGATTCCCGGGCACCGCTGCGAGAACGGCGTCATTGAGGCCGGGGAGTCGTCCTGCGCTGTTTGCTGGTGAGGAAGGAATGAGCGACACGCTGTTGCTGATTGCCGAGATTCGGCAGGCCGTTGAGAACGATGAATACAACCTCACGGAGTGGGAGGATGAATTCCTCCAGAGCATCACGGGCCGCGCCTCGCTGACCGACAAGCAGGATGCGGTCCTCGAGCGGATCTGGCGGAAGGCCACGGGAAGGAGTGAGTGATGCCAGAACTTTCAGGTCCCATTCGCCTTGAGAACGGCTACGGCTGCTACTGCCCGGATTGTGCGGGATCGTGGCCCCAGGCCGACAAGTCCATCAAGCTCTGCGGCTGCCCCTGCCACGAGGAGGAGGACGAGGACACGACTGGCCGGGACGGCGCGGAGGAGTGGATGCATGACAATACCTGCGACTGCGATTCCTGCTGTGAGGACGAGGAGGAGATGGAGCACCGGGAATCCGGTCCCGTCCCCGGTTGCAACTGCCACGACTGCATTCGGTGAGGATGATTCATGACAAACGTCGAGGCGAATGGTGGTCCGTACGGGATCAAGCTCTTTTGCCAGCACTGCCGGGACGAGTATGAGATCCGGACTCCGAAGGACTCCAACGAAGTCGTCAATCGAATCCTGAAGTTCCGGGATCAGCACAGCAATTGCGCAGAGGAATCCAGCGAAAAGAAAGACTGAATGTCGTATCCCGTTACCGTCGTGATCCCGACGATCGACTCTCGGGTCGGATTCCTCGCGAACCGGTGCGTCCCGTCCGTCAAGGCCGCGGGCGCGACGCAGATCGTCGTCGTCCACGGGGAAGATAACGGGAACGAGAAGCGTAACGCGGGGGCTCGGGCTGCGACCCAGCCGTACCTTCTTTTCGTCGACGACGACTCGGTGATTTCCGAGTCCATCTTCGAGAAGATGATTCCGGCGCTCGAGACGAGCGGCGCCGACTTCGCCTACTGCGGGTACCGGTACAACACCGACAAGTACAGTACGAACTTCGAGACCTCCCATAAGTTTCCGGTAGGGGAGATCTTCCCGGGGAAGTGGAGTCCGGAGCGTCTCCGCGGCGGCAACTACATCGACACGACGAGCCTGATTCGGCGATCGTCCTTCCCCGGCTTCGATCCGGCGATCCGGCGCTTCCAGGACTGGGACCTCTGGCTGACGATGGCGGCCCTGGGGCGGCGGGGCGTGTACGTCCCGTACTGCCTCTTCGAGAAGTTCATCATCGACGACGGGATCAGCGTCCGGATCCCGTCGGCCGAGGCGTTCGAGGCGATCAAGAGGAAGCACGGACTATGAAGGTCCTCTACGTCCTTGCTCACTTCCCGCAGGGCTCTGAGTCGTACGTCGATGCCGAGATCTCGTACATCCTCGGCCGCGGGATCCAGGTCGAGGTCTGGTCTCCGACGTCCGGCTACGGCGACCCGCCGACCGTTCCGGTCCACCGGAAGTCCCTTCGGGAGGCTCTCGTCGCCGTCCGTCCGGACGTCGTCCACGTCCACCACATGACGACGGCGTCGTACTACATAGACCAGCTCCCGAGGGGGTTGGTGACGATCCGGGCGCACTCGTTTGACTGGGACGAGGCGCTGGCGGCCCGTATGGTTGCGCATCCGGCAGTCCGCCGCGTCTTCGCCTTTCCGCACCTCGCTCGTAAGGTCCCCGGCGTCGTAGAGCTGCCTGTTGCGTACGATCCGTACCTCTACTATCGGAGTCCGAAGGACAGAAACTCCGTCGTCCGGCTTTCGGCTGGCCTTCCGACGAAGAGGCTGGAGGACTTCGTCACTATCGGAAACAGACTATTCGCCTTCGCAAACTTTACGCTGGCGGTAAATCTGGTTATCGGAAAGGAGTCTCAGGTCGTCGATGCGCTGACGGCGCTGAACGACTCCCTCGGGGGTTACGTCCGTATCCGTACAAACCTCTCCAGAGTCGAAGCTTCGAAGCTTGTCCGAGACGCCGCGATCTATATTTCGACGTACGACGAATTCTCGCACGCCTTCGGAATGCCGATTTCGATCGTCGAGGCGCAGGCGACCGGTGCTTTCGTCATTGCCAACGCAACAGCCGTCGGCGCGGCGGAGTACATGGGAAAGGCGAGAGTTCTGTACGAATCGATCAGCGGCGCCGAGGACCTCGTCCGTCTTGCGCTGTCTTTCAAGGACGAAGACTGGAAGACCATCGGCGATCTTGCTTGCCAGAACGCCGAGCGCTTCCGATCCGACGTCGTCCTACCACGTCTTGTCGAGGAGTGGAACGGGATTTGTCTGGACAATTTTTAGAGTAGGCGAGGAGCTCCGCCGGGACAGCCGGACGGAGCCCCTCGCCATGTAGGGCGGGATCGGGAATACGAAGGGATTATACACGGGAGACGAAAACATGTTCGCAGACCTCGTGAAGAAGATCGACGCTTTCGTTGACAAGTACAACGCGCCTTCGTCCGGCGACAGGATGAAGATGAAGTCCGATCTCCTGGACCTCGTTCAGACCGCCGTCGAGCACGGAGAGGCGAAGGACCAGAACAAGATCACCGGGATCGTCGTGAAGGGCATCAAGGCGTTCATGGGTGGGAAGGACTGACCGTGACGAACGGCGGGCTCTTCTGTCTGATCGCGGCTCTCGGATTCTTCTGCGGCACGCTAGTCTGGGCGATCGGCTGTGCGATCGTTCGCCGTCGGAGGTCCCGATGAGACATCCGAACCCGGAGAAGAAGAGGATCGACTACCTCTGCGACCGCTGCGGCCGGAAGTTCGCCGACAGTCGCTCCGGCGAGAAGCCGAACCTCTCGGACCGGTCCGTCCGCCGCGGGACGAACTTCCAGATGCCCGTGCTCGAGGTCGGCGATGAGATCTCCTTCCGGACGAAGGATCTCTGCGGCTCCTGCACGCGGGCGTTCTGCAAGTGGATGTCGCCGAAGAAGCGGACCGGCACAAAAGGTCGAAAGAGTGCCAAATGAGATTCAAGCTCGGAGATTATTTCGTCGAGACGAACGGCACCTACGCGATGGTGGAGTGCGTCGGGAAAAACCACACCTGGAACCCGGACGACACCTTCCTCTGTCCCTGGTGCGAGGAGGCCGCAGGGCGCGTCGCCGAGCACGTCCCGAAGCGAATGGACCACTGTCTACCGTGCCGGAGGATCCTCGAGCCGGGCGAACGCCACTACTTCAAGCAGGGCTGCCCCGGATCGACGATGTGTCTCGACTGCGGAAAGAATTCTGGGCTCGAGAAGCACAAGCACTGGCTCATCACGGAATGCCGACCTTGGCACCTCTGGACGGACGCCGAGGTCTCGCGCGGAAAGCCGATCGGCGAGTTTTTGCCGCCGAACTGCGAAGACTTTTGCTGCAATCCGAACAAGGCTCGTGAAAATTATCTGAAGAAGGAGAAGCTATGACGGCGGAAGAGTACCAGAATACCCTGCGGATCTGCGCGATGACTGCTGGCCTCATCGGCGAGCACGATATCCCGAAGATGCTCGAGATGATCGAGCGTGCCGACTCGATCGGCGGCATGATCTACCCGACGCTCTACCGGGAGAAGCACGGGGCGATGATGGAGGACAAGGAGCTGCTCAAGGCCGCGCTGCCGCTCTGGAGGATGGCGAAGAAGTTCAAGGAGAAGCCTTCAAGTGAGCTGCCCCGTAAAGCCTAACCGCTACATCGTCCGGATCTGGTCTCAAGATCGGGGCCAGTACGAGCTTCGTCCTTTTGCGTTCAGCGCCGAGGATGCGAGGGCTCAGGTCGATCTTCAACTAAATCAGAGGGTCCCGAGAAACGCGACAATTACGTACATCGGTCCGGTCAATCCAGACTGCAAGTGCCTGAACGAGTGTCGATGCGGGGTCGCAGAACAATGAACAAAGAGCAGCTCGAGGCTGTCGCCTCCGATGCGGTGAGTAAGCTCTCCGAGAAGATCGGGTCCGGCGCCCAAATCATCGTTATGGTCATGGACGTCTTGAATCCGGAGGCTCCATACATGATCGAGCGGCACGGAAGCCCGCTCGGTCTAATCTGGCTCCTCCGGGTCGGCAGCCGGATCGTCGAGGACAAGATCCTTCCGAAGCCAACGATCGATAGGGAGGACTAGTAATATGATCCGCGCTGAGTACGGCGACCTCTGGGACTACGAGAAGACACACCTCCTCGTCATCCCGACGAACGTCGGCTGGACGGCGACCGGTGCGAACGTCATGGGCCGTGGACTCGCCAAGCAGGCCGCCGACAAGTATCCGGACTTCCCGGTCTGGTACGGGAAGGTCTGCCGACAGTTCGGATCCCTGACGCCGGTCTTCCGGTACCCGAAGGCTCCGCTGATCGCCTTCCCGGTGAAGCCGCTGAACATCAAGTCCCCGTGGCTCTCCTGGAAGAGCGGGGCGAGTCTCAAACTGATCGAGTCGAGCGCCGAGGCGCTGAAGTTGAGCGCGGTGGAGCTCGGCTGGGAGAGAGTCGCCGTCAGTCTCGTCGGCTGCGGGAACGGCGGCCTCGAGATGTCGGAGGTCCGGCCGATCCTGGATCGACACCTTTCGGACGGAAGGTTCGTCCTAGTACTGAAGCAGTGAGGTAGGGGATGATCTACTGTCCACTCTGCGGCCGAGAGATTCCGGAGGAAGATCGTGACGTCATGAGACCTCCCGACAGGAAGCTCGTCGCTCAAGTTCAGTGTCGGCTGTGCGGTAAGGTGTTCACGATCTGCGAGGAGACGGAGTTCTTGAAGATCCGAATCATGGGGAAGAAGAATCACCCGGAGAATTAGGAGGAAGGAAAAATGGGCGGCGAGAGGCAGATGGGGCTGTACAACAAGTACTGCGTCACCAGGAATGACGAGACGGACAAGATCGGGGAGAAGCATCACGGCTGTCAGTACTTCGTCCTGGACCTGACGCACGATCCGCACGCGAAGTCCGCGATCCTGGCGTACGCGCGGGCCTGCCGAGAGACGCATCCGGCACTCTCGAAGGACCTCCAGGACCTCTCCCGGAGCTCGAAGTTCGCTGGCGGTCGGGCGCCGAACGGCGTCCGCTGCCTCGGTGCGCGGCCGGACAACAACCTCGCGCGCTGTAAGAATGTCTACAGCGGTCAGGAGGGATGGGATTTCGTCGGCGTCCGGCCCTTCGACGGCTGGGTCTGCCCGGACTGTCGAAGGAGATTCCTTGGGATCTTCAACCAGCCGGGCCTGCCGAAGCCTGCCGCGCGGACCAGGAAGAAGCGTCGGTCTGTCCCGGCGACCGACGGGCGCAGTATGCGTGCCGCGGCCCGGCGGAATGCGCGGGCGTTCGGGTCGACGAAGTCGAAGGACGGACAGTATCCGATCTAGGAAGAAGGAGAGCTTATGCGCGTCAACGTGTACGCCGAGGAGATGACCAATCGGATCGAGATCATCTCGAAGCTGATCGAGGGTCAGGACTTCACCGGCCTTCGCTTCTACCTCGAGCTCCCGGCGACGGTCCGTGGGAAGCAGTACCGCGGACCCTTCCAGCATCACCCGGGGGACGACGATTCCGCCGCGGTCACGTTCTGGGGAAAGCGAGATCTCCGGAAGGTCCTCCGGAAGGCGCTCTCGCTGCTCGATCGGTACTACCGTGACCGGGCGAAGCGGATAAAGAATGCCAAGAAGCTTCGGAAGAAGGAACTGAAAGAAGAGCGACCGCTCCTCAAACTTCTGAGGGCCGGGATCCGCAAGGCGCAGGCTTCGAGGTAATATCTATGCTGAAATTCCTACAGGATACGCTCGCGAAGCTCTGGACTGACGAGCTCTACAGCGAGCAGTTCAAGAACTCCCCATCGAAGTACAAGGACTTCGACCACGCGCTGAAGCACGTCCGGAAGGCCGCGCAGGCGCTCGAGAACATGACTGAGGAGGCGGACCATGCAGGCGCCGAAAAGATCTTTGAGCAGCCCGCGATTGAGAAGTACGTCGCCGACATCGTCATCTCGGCCATCCGGCTCGCGAACGTCGCTCCGACCGGCGTCTTGGACGTCGAGAAGGCGGTGCTCGATCGGATCGAGCGGAAGATGGGTATGAAGATCGAGACGTCTGCAAAGTGTCTAGTGTGTGGTGCGGACATGGACTGCAAGCACCACGACAGCGTAGGTCGCTGTCAATGTACCGGGGAGCTCGGTCCCTGCTGTAAGTGTTCGTAGGAGGTAGCATGTTCCAGAAGAGCATCGAAACGATCATCGCGCAAGGTGTCCGGGATCTCGAGGCCCTGACGAAGCAGACCCGTCAGGCGGCTGACGAGGCGCGGATCAAGGTCTCGCAGTGCCAGTCCGAGATCCAGTCGCTCGTCACGCTCGCGAAGCAGGTTCCCGAGAAGGTCTTCGACCGGTACTCGAATGTGCTTGTTGGAACCTTCTTCGTGCAGCAGTTTCAGGATGAATCCACTCAGATTTACTGTGAAATGAGGATCGGGTCTATCGTGACTCAGCTCCGCGGTCTCATGGGCGACGAGAAGATCAAGCTGGGGAAGTACCGCGTGATCGTGCTCCTGGAGCCGATCTCGTGAACGACGACTTCGTCCACTCCCGGGACTGCCGAAACTGGCTGTGTCGGCTGCTCTGGTGGATGTTCGGTCGGAAGTAGGCATCGTAGACCTAAAGAGTGCCAGGAGAGGACGATGAAATACGTGACGAAGAGGTTCGAGGTCGACGCAGTGCAGTTCGTCGACTCCGACCATCCGCTGCCCGCTGGCGTCGAGCGCGGCGAGGAGGCTCGCTACGCTGGAAGCGGAAGCGACCAGAGCTTCTTTCGGCACAAGTACGGGCCGATTTACAACTACTTCGTTGAGACGGGGCATGGGAGGATTCAGATCCGGCCCGGCGACTGGGTCGTGACCATGAAGGACGGGTCGCGCTACCCGTACCCCAGGGAAGACTTCGAGAAGTGTTTCGAGTTGGCATAGAAGTATACCAAGGGAAGAAGGAGATAAAGGATGAGCAGCGACAAACCGGCGTCGTCTTTGGGGATTATGGCGCACCTCTGCGCGCTGTACGGGTGGATGTCGTGGCAGTTTTGGAATCACACTGCCGCGGCAGTGATTTGGACGCTGGGTGTGGTCTTCCTAATGTCGTACTTCTACGATCGAGCGAAGAGAAATGGTTAATGGCACCGAAGCCGAATAGAGTGCCAGGAGAGGATGATGAAATACGTGACAAAGAGGTTCGAGGTCGATGCAGTGCAGTTCGTCGACTCCGATCATCCGCTGCCCGCTGGCGTCGAGCGCGGCGAGG